CGAACTGGTGACATTCATGATGATATCAATTCGTTTGATAGCATCTATGTGTATCATGGAAACGATTGGTTCGGTTCTTTGAACCTCTTCGGTGGTATGAAAAATTACGGGAATATCGACAACCTAATTCGATTCTCCAAAATTGATAAAACCAAAAAAGTCTATTCCCTTTGGATCGATCATCCAAAGTACAGCGAGATGCTCGAGCCTCGTCTGAATGGTGAAATCCATCCTGACTGGCATAAGGTTGATTGGGAAAACCTGAAATATATCGAAAACAATGCCATCACGGTCCGAGAAATCGAGACTGTGAATCGTGCTGTGGCAGGTGATAGTCATGCCATCTGCATGTATCGTCCAGGTTGGTTCGTCAACTCGGTTCCTTTCAAGACTCTACACGGTGCACTCAAAGAAGGTCTACAAACTTTCATTCAGCCTCATCATGAGATTGCTGAATTCTATTTTGGTAACATCGACGTACGCCACCACCTATGTCGTCAACCTGATCCTGAAGCGGCTACTCGAGATTTGGCGAATAGATACTATACACAACTCAGCCAACTCGATCTTGCCAAGGTCTATGCATATGAGTTGGTTACTATAAAGGTACTCCGTTTTATGGTTCATGGGAAGATCGCAACAGATGTCGTCTGATCTTCAAGGACGAGATGAGAAAGCTCTGTGCTCGAGGCAGTGTCAACTTTATCGAGTGGGTTGATCCGCTTCTCAATGACAGAGGCGAGCTAGACTTTGAATGTATGGAAAAGCCAAAGTCTGTGCATCTCTCTCGTAATTCATATCCGCATTGGCAAGGTCGCAAGTGGAGTGGCCTGTCTGAAAATAAACCCGCAACTCTTGAGGACTTTTTTACATAATGGCAAAAATTGAGTATAAATACAATGAAGGCGAATCACTCAAAGAAATTCAGTCTTATATCGATGCTACCTACGATCAGCATTATTCCCGAAATAAATTTCAAGCAACAGAATTCATCATTGATGCTGGTCATGGTACTGGTTTCAATATTGGGAATATGATGAAATACACGCAACGATACGGTCGCAAAGGCGATCCTGCCGAATGGCGAAAGGACCTTCTGAAGGTTATCCACTATGCAATTATGCAACTCCACGTCCATGACACTGAAAATAAGGATTAATTATGGGTATTGAAATTAATGTTCCAATGGAAGAGCTACGCAAGCGCAAGCTCTTTATTGCCGCACCAATGTATGGCGGCCAATGCGCAGGCATGTTTACACGTTCGATCGCAGATCTCTCGGCACTCTGCACACACTACGGAATCCAAGTCAGATTCTACTTCCTCTTCAACGAATCACTGATTACTCGAGCACGTAACTACTGCGCTGACGAGTTCATGCGTTCAGGTGATACTCACTTGATGTTCATCGACTCGGACATTGGATTCAATCCTAACGACGTGATCGCTCTGCTTGCACTGCAGAATCCAGATCATACGCAAGACAACTACGACATCATTGCTGGTCCATATCCAAAGAAGTGCATCAGCTGGGAAAAGATCAAGGTTGCTGTCGACAAGGGTATGGCTGACGAGAATCCTAACGAACTCGAAAAGTTTGTAGGCGACTACGTCTTCAATCCGACTGCCAATACGGGTGAGATTCCACTCGGTGAACCAGTCGAAGTTCTCGAATCTGGTACTGGATTCATGATGATCCGCCGTAACACCTTCGAGAAATTCCAAGAAGCATATCCTCATCAATTCTACAAGCCAGATCACGTTCGTACAGAACACTTTGATGGTAGTCGTGAGATCATGGCTTACTTCGATACTCCGATCGATCACAAGCGTACGAACCTCGACGCTGAACTCAAGGAATTCCTTGAAAAGAATCCGAAAGCAAAGGCTGACGAGATCTTGGCATTCGTCAAAGATCCGAACAACGGCTTACTAAAAGATTACTCGAAGCGCTATCTCTCTGAGGACTACATGTTCTGTCAGTGGGTTCGCAACGCTGGTATGCATGTATGGCTATGCCCATGGATGGAACTGAAGCACGTTGGTTCGTATGTATTTGGTGGTTCTCTACCAGATATCGCACGTATCGGTGCTGCAGCAACTGCAGATCCTTCTGCACTTGGTAAAAAGAAATAAGTGTACAATTAATACAAACCTTGGTATATTGAATATTCCGAACATATGGAGATTTATTATGAAATTAGATAATGATACGTTGCAAGTACTCAAGAACTTCTCGGCTATTAACAAGAACATTATGTTCAAGCCTGGAAATGTGATCCGTACTATTTCGAGTACAAAGTCTGTTCTTGCGAAAGCAACAATTAAACAAGAATTCGACAAGGGTTTTGCCGTATACGACCTCTCACGGTTTATCGGTACTCTTTCCTTGTTTAATGATCCTGAGATTGAAATCAAGGATTCGTACGTCGAACTCATCGAAGGCAACAACAAGTTTCAGTACGCTGTCACTGATCCTTCGCTGATCATCGTTCCACCTGATCGTGAGATTGAACTGCCTAATCCTGAAGTCAACTGCTTGATTTCAGAAGAAGCACTTAATCGAGTGATGAAGGCTCTGGCAGTTTCTCAGCTTCCTGAAATCGCCATCGTCGGCAAGAACGGCAAGATCTTGCTTCAAGCTGTCGATACTCGTGGCACTAGCAACGACTCGTTCAGCGTCGAAGTTGGTGAAACTGAAGCTCGCTTCCGCATGGTATTCCGTTCGGATTGTATGAAGCTGATTCCAGGTTCTTATGACGTTTCGATCTCTTCGAAGGGTCTCAGCCACTGGAAGGGTGCAACAGTAGAATATTGGATTGCTGTTGAATCCAACTCCTCGTTCGAGGCTTAATTGTGAATGCTGGTCACTAAGCCAGAGTCCGTGGATTTACGAACATCGCGACGGACATTTTTTTGTGACGGAGATATATTATGCTTGAAGATTTTTTGTGGGTCGAGAAGTATCGCCCAAAGACCGTGTCCGACACTATCCTGACTGACGAACTCAAGAAAACATTTCAACAGTTCGTAGATCAGAAGAACATTCCTAATCTCATTCTCTCTGGCACCGCAGGCGTTGGTAAGACGACTGTGGCCAAAGCCATGTGTGAAGAGCTTGGATGTGACTACATCGTTATCAACGGCTCGATGAATGGTAACATCGACATGCTGCGTAACGACATCTCGCAGTTTGCTAGCTCTGTGTCCCTGATGGGTGGCAGAAAGATGGTAATCCTCGATGAGGCCGACTATCTCAACCCTCAGTCCACTCAGCCAGCTCTACGTAACTTTATGGAGGAATTCAGTGCAAACTGTGGATTCATTCTTACTTGTAATTTTGTCGATCGGATTATTGAGCCGCTCCATTCTCGATGCTCGGTTATCAAATTTAAGATTCCTAAGTCGGAACTCCCATCTCTTGCCAAACAATTTATGCAAAGAGTATGTGGAATCCTCGAGACTGAATCGGTTTCTTATGAAAAAGCGGTCGTTGCTGAAGTCATCAAGACACACTTTCCAGATTGGCGACGTGTTATTAATGAGCTCCAACGTTATAGTGCTACTGGCGGGATTGACACTGGGATTCTTAGGAATTTCTCGGATTCTGCTCTTGCCAAGCTGATCGGTTACATGAAGGATAAGAACTTCACAGCCGTTCGTAAGTGGCTTGGAGAGTCTGACATTGAACCTACCGAATTCTTCCGTGCCTTCTTCGATAAGGCCGAAGATCATATTGCCAAGGGTAGTATGCCTCAGCTGGTACTGCATCTCGCAAAGTACCAGTATCAAAATGCCTTCGCTGCTGATCCTGAAATCAACCTCATGGCATGTCTGACCGAGATCATGGCTGACTGTGAGTTTCTGTGATCTGGAAAAAGAAAACCTGCCCAGTCTGTGAGGATAAGTATCCTAAGGCTGCTCGATTTCATGAGCTCCGTTTAGAAACTTTAGACGGAACTCATGAACTTGAGATATGTGAAAAATGTGCAGACTTCTTTGATAAGTCTGCTGAAGTGATTATGAAAGGACGCAGCGATGAAGGCATTCGACTTCGTGACATCGATCAACTCGACCAAGAAGAACCTGATGAAAGGTACGGAGAATGATACACTCGCCGAGAAGACTTACAGTCCTTGGCTAACGAATCGTTCTCTATCCTACTTTGCGGATAGTATCCATGCCGCAAACATGATGAACTGCAACCACCACCTCGACAACAAACTCCAATATTCTTTTTTGATAAATATCATACGACCTAGCAAGCGCTTTGCGAAGTGGGTGAAAAAAGAAAAGGATGGAGATCTCGAAGCGGTTGCAGAGTATTACGGTTATAACCGCCGTGCTGCTAAAGCAGCTCTTGATATCCTCTCCTCTGAACATATAAAAATAATAAAGAAAAAGATTCAGAAGGGTGAAACATGAGTGTTTTAGAAAGTTTAATTGAAGTGAGGCTCGGCGAAGAGGATGATTTCCTAAAAGTTCGTGAAACTCTGACTCGTATCGGCGTGGCTTCTCGTAAGGACAAGACTCTTTATCAGTCTTGCCATATTCTACACAAACAAGGCAAATATTATATCGTCCATTTTAAAGAGCTCTTTGCTCTTGACGGTAAACCTACAGATTTTTCAGACGAAGATAAAGGCCGTAGAAATACTGTCGTCAAACTTCTATCTGACTGGGGACTCATTGCAGTAGTCGATCCAGTTAAAATCGAAGATCCTCAGACTCCGTTGAATCAGATTAAGATCCTTCCATTCAAAGAAAAAAATGAATGGAGCCTCGTGACAAAGTATAATATAGGAAGAAAGAAATGAGCAAACAAGTGAAATTCGTAGAGTTCATTAATGAGACTGGTGGCAAGTATCTCGTTAACGTCGATCTTCTAATCGGTGTCGTTGAGCATCGTGGCAAAGTGATGATTCGTACTGTCGACGACCGTGGTTCTGATACCATCCTCGATACGATGGACGAAGTGCTCGAAAAGCTAGCAGCTCTTAACGACTAATAACTCCTAAAGTTTTTAAAAAAATACGCTCAGATTAATTTCTGGGCGTATTTTAGCATGTACATTATTTCGAAAACAGGGTATCCTGGTTATATGATGATGAAAGGAAATATTGACATGCTTACTCTCTCGGACATCAACGCTCTCACCAACTCCAAGGACGGTGACATCTACTCGGACCTTTACAAGGACGTGTACGGTAGCCGTCCTCGTTACGCGCAGTTTCGTGATCTTGAAGAATTTCAAGATGACTATGACTTCCTCTGCAATAAGCTTGACGAGCAGCTCGAGCAACTACATGTTGAGCAAACTCGCAACTTTGATGAGTTTGTTGCTCGTGTCAAAGAGACGATGCAGATCGTCGACGGTGCTACGCGTGAGCGTGCCATCGAAATCATCGCCGATGCCGAAGGTATCTCCGAAGGCGAGTTCGATTTCTACGGCCTCGAGATTCTCGAGTAT